GAAGTTATGGTCGGAGAAACAGCCAGTTTCGAAGAGCTACCCACGGGTGCTCCGCCTGTCATAGAGGAAGAAGAAATAGTTATCCAAGACCCAAATCGGTCAGGACAATTCGCTAACCCGGAACAAGATTTAGAAGAAAGCATTGAGTCCAAGACATCTAAGCTAGATATTTTGATGTGGGAATACTTACGGGGAAATCCTTCAGTATTAGTTGAACACCCGATTACGGGTGAAATGGTTGACCTTGTTGAACTCATCGAAGAGAACCCTCTCGGTCTTGAAGATGGCACTCCAGAAATGGAGCAATGGATCAAAAGTATTTACTACCAAACAGACCACTATCAAGACAGTGAAGTTGGTAGAGCAGACAGAGAATACAAGTGGAACAGCGGCGGTGACACCGAAGACGAATGGTCTACTCGTCGCCTCGACCTGATCTCTATTCAAGTTGAACAACTTGAACAGATCCTTGGGCAAGCCAATATAAATCTTGACGACAGCCAGATTTGGGAGTTAGCTAAACAATCGTATTTGCAAGGACTGAACCTTGCTGAAATAAAAGATTTCTTAGTTACAGCAACTACAGACGCAGGGAGCCCTCTTTTCAACTTTGGTGAAGGTGCTCCTGCTGGTGGAACTGTTTCGGCTTTCAGAACAAGTATCAAAGATATTTATCGACGCTATTTGATGGAGCCCGACGAGGAAGTACTTGCCCGCCGTTCACAGCAGCTTTTCTCGGGGGAAACAACTATTGATCTTGTTGAAGATGAGATGATTGAACAAGCCGCTTTGTTGTTCCCTGCTTGGGCTACTCGAATTGAGGCAGGTAAATCTCCACTTGAAATTGTGGGAGCTTACAACGGGATTTTCAATTCGGTGTTGGGTTATTCACCGCAGTGGGATGGACGCAATCGGGATATGGCGGTGACGTTAGGTGGGTTGATGGTTGAGGGTGAGGAGCCGGGGACTGCGATGTCTGGTGGCGATTTTGCTCGTTGGCTTCGAACTACCGAAGAGTACGATCAGAGTCCTCGGGGGATTAATGATGCTTATCAGCTTGTGACTGGTTTGGGTCGAGCTATGGGAGCGGTGGCGTAATGGTTATGACTGAGAATTTCGATGTCGATGCTGAAGGTAATGTGATTGCTCGTCGCCCTAGTAGTCCCGAAGAGCGTGAGCAGGCTCGGGCGGATATTGGTTGGACCGATGAACGAGGCCCAGGAACGGGACAGACCTTTGTTCCTAATATGCGTCGGTGGACAGCAGAGCAAGGTTGGATTGATCCGCTTCCCGCCGGAGAAAATCCTCAACTCGGTGCCGGATATTGGACAGACCCAGTAAGCGGAAACACCTATATTTCTGGTGACCCTATTAACCCCATTGACAAACTCCCAGGCCAAGAAGAAGGCCCGTACGATAAGTGGGAACGATGGAAACGTGACGAGAACATTCGTGGCGCTAAAGCAATCATCGAAGGTTTCCTTAAGAAATTTGGGTTAGGGGAACTAACAAGTATTGCTATGGGATGGGCAGAATCAGGTATGAGCAGCGATGCCATGCTTGTCGAACTTCGCTATGGTCCTGATCCGACGGTCCGAAAAGTTTATGATGGGCGTTTCCCTGCGATGCAAGCACGACGAAACGCTGGATTTCGTGAGATATCTGAAGGAGAATATTTAGATTTCGAACGTGGCATTCTACAAATCGCCAGTCGAGCCGGAATCGAAGCAGACTTTCTTGCCGGTGATGCACGTACTATGGCAGAAGATGGTGTCACAGCCCTTATCGGTGGCGACGTTTCTTTAGCCGAGTGGCGAGATCGTGTAGGAATTGCTGAAGAAGCTGCCAATAGTGCTAATGACGAAACCATTGCTTTGTTGCGTTCACGTTACGGCTTTGGTCAGGGCGATATTGTTTCAAGTTTCTTAAATCCTGAACTCACCAAAAATATTGTTGATGCTCGACGAGAGTTCGGTGCAGCAGGATTAGCTGCCCAGTCCCAAATTACTCTTGGACCAACCCAAACATTTTCTCAGGAGCTTTCCGAAGATCTGCAACGCATGAATGTTCAGCAGCGTGAAGTAGCTGCAAGACTTTCACCGCTCCAAGGATTAACAACTAGTCTTCTTTATAGCGGCGGTCTTTCCGGGGATGTGTTAGGAGGTGCCGCATTCGGGACAACGGCTGATGCGAGTCGGGTTCGTCGCACGCAGCAAGGCAGAGCGGCACAATTCTCAGGTGACTCAGGGTTGTTGGCAACTCGTGAAGGGCTTACCGGATTCGGACGAGCAACTTAGGCTTCAATGAAGATGCACTCCCCAGGGCATTCCTCAGCGGCTTCAATCACAGCTTCCAATAGATCCTCAGGAAATCGCGCCATGCCTTCGGCTCCACCAGGGTTGGCGACACCATCGAACAGCTTCTCCGTGCCGAAATTCCCCGCGGATTCCTTCACATAAAAAAGACCGTCCTCTCTTCCGAAGAACACATCAGGAGCAATTTCCTCGCACAACCCGTCGCCGGTACACAAATCTTGGTCGATCCAAACTTTCATAGTACGAAAGATACCACTGGTTTCATTGGTACTTGACGTAACCCTACTGCGGTAGGTACATTAGTTGTGTTGCCTGGCCCTTAGGTAGGCGAGCTATTCAACAACCCCCCATCCGAGGTACCACCGCTGAGGATGCGTTTAGACAGGTGAGTGACATATGACAGATTCCGACTCCACTGGCAACAGTGAAACTGGTTCTGGCAGTTCAACCGAATCGAAACCCAACTGGCGACGTGAAATGGAAACTCGTTTGAAGGACGCTGAGGCGAGAGCTTCGGATGCCGAAGATCGGGCTTCTAGTTATGAACGTCGTGATACGTTTCGCTCAGCAGGACTTGATCCTGATGACGCACGTGTCAAGTATTTCGTGAAGGGCTATGAAGGTGAACTCGATGCTGAAGCTATCCGTCAGGAAGCTGAAGCGGCAGGGTTCTTAGGTGTTGATTCACCCCAGATGGCTCAATCTTCTGAATTTAACGATATGTTGAGTGCGGAGCAGCGAATACAAATTGCGGGTGAAGGTGGAGATCCGGTGTTACCACCTGATTTAGACTCACGAATTAAAGCAACAAACAATGAAGATGAACTTCGGGCGTTGCTAGAGTCGAATGGTATCTTGTGGGGCGCAGCTACCTGACCGTTCGCTAAGTCGTTGGAGTCCTAACCCTAGGACTCACTGTGGCTTATACACCACCACTTTCTTTAACTAACCCAACCGGGACTGGTCAATTAACGAACCAGGTAACTACGGCGTTCGAACAGATCGCCTATTTTGCCTTACGTTCACAGCCTCTCTATGAGATGCTTGCGGATGTTCGTTCAACTGCACAGAGCCACAATGCGGCTACTGTGCAATTCACGTTCTATCCGAATATGAGCCAAGTTACCGGAACACTTACTGAAGCGACAGACGTTACGCCTGTTGCTCTCAGCGACTCCAAAGTAGATGTTGCTCTGGCTGAGTATGGTAGCTCGGTCATCACAACTGCTTTGATCCGTGGCACATCATTCTTAAATGTTGATGCCGATGCTGCCAACATTATTGGCTACAACATGGTTGATTCAATCGACAAAGTTGTTTCCGACGAAGTAATGTCTGGTACCGCTGGCTATGTTATGTATTCTAAAGGAACACAGGCAACACGCCCAGTTTCTCGTGTAACAGTCGGAGATGATGCAACATATGATTCTAATGTAGGCCGTGAAGCTGTAGCAGCGCTTCGTGGCGATTCCGCTCCCGGCTGGGAAAACGGAAACTACATAGCGATCATCCACCCGGATGTTTCCTACGATCTTCGTGGAGAAACAGCGGTAACTGACGTTATCCAATACCAGTTGTACCAAGAAGGTGCACCAATTCGTGCAGGTTCGATCGGCACGTTCAACGGTATCAACTACATTGAGAACCCTCGGGCTCCCATATTGGATGATGCTGGTGTTGGTGGTGCAACCAACGTTTACCAGACTATTGTGGCTGGTCGTCAAGCTCTGGCAAAGGCTTTCAGCCGTGCACCAGGCTTCGGTGAGCAACCAAGCATTGTATTCGGTCCTGTGACTGATACTCTGCGCCGGTTCAACCCTGTGGGCTGGTACCACCTTGCTGGATGGAAGATCTTCCGGCAAGAATGTTTGCGACGCATTGAGTCATCCTCATCTATCGGTGATAACACCTGATAGCTGTCGCATCTGAGGCGTGGGGGGGTCAGGTTTTCCCCTTTCCCTGGCTCCCCCGCTTCTCTCTGCTACTATTTGACTTATGCCAGTCGTAAAAGGAAAACATTACCCTTATACCGCTAAAGGTAAAAAGGCCGCTGCTGCAGCGAGGAAGAAAAAGAATGTCAAAACCAAAGCCAAACGCTGATGTAAACATTCGGCCTAAGACCATTACTGGTATCGGAGGGTCGAAGAATGGCTAGTGGCCTTTTCTGTCTGCCAATGGAATACAACTTGGAGCAGACAGCCAACTTTAATATTGATTTTAATGATACGACTGCTGACCGTTTCAAATGCATGTTGACGACAGCTTCGTGGACACCGTTGTACAGCACCCATTCGATTAAGTCTGATGTGACTAACGAGGTGTCTGGTGCCGGGTATAGCCCTGGTGGGGAGTCGTTGACTTCTATCACGTTCGCTACGAGTGCCGGAACGATTACTTGGGACGCAGCGGATGTCGAGTGGACTGCGAGCACGATTACT